TCAATTTAAGTTTATCGTTTAATCAACCGTGCCAGCGTATAACAGCGGTTTTGTGCTATTTGCCCCATCAACATTTGTAGTAACTTGAAACTTTATGCAAGGGGCAAACAGACACAAAGCCACAAAACGTTACAGGCAATACTACCACACTGCATATTTGAGAATGTGTGCAATAATATCAACTGTCCAACCATCGCCTATACAATCATACGCCTCATCGTAATTTAGTACGGAAGTATAGCCAATAGGCAATGTTTGTAATTTTTCAAGTTCATTTTGTGAAAGATAGCGATATATGCCGTCTTTCAATAAATAATTTTCGTTCCATTTTCTATGTCCATTTGCTGTTAAGTATCCACTTTTAGGGTATGGATTTACTCTTGTGTATCCTTTATCAATGCTTTTTTTACCGCTTTCATTTGTAAGCCAATCAACTCTACATTTATCAGCAATTTGTCCATTAAATTCAAAAACATCTTTTGTTGTTATTCCTTTGTCGCTTGGCTGTTTTATTCCTGGAATATTCGTCCAATAATATCTAGGTCTATTTTGTGCCGAAACAAGCCTACTATTTATTGAAATTGGTTTTACACCTAATGTTTCTGTAATTATTTTAGTTGCTTCTTTATTTCCATGCGTATTTTCAAAAAGAAAATAAATGTTTGGATTTTCAATTTGTATTTCTCTCAAAACCCTAACAGCTTCGTAAAATAATTTACTTTCATCATGTTCTAAACCTTCTTGGTTTTTATTTAATCTTGAAATACCCTTGCAAGGCGAACCAGCTAAAAATAAATGAATATCATCTTCAATAAATCTTACGTGCGAAGGTGCTAAGTCAACTTCAATCCCAATTTTAGTGTAATGCACATTTCTAACATCTCCTAATTGTATTGTTTTCGGGTAGTTGTTATTTGTGCATTTTATAGCATGTGGTTTAATTTCACAAGCAAAGTATTTATTTACTTTGTGTCCTGCTCTTTCTAATGCTATTTGTCCGCAACTAATGCCATCAAAAAAAGATAACACATTAATACCGTACTGCCTGTAACACGTGCTATAAGCAATAGCGGGTTCATCTGTAATTTGAAGTTCTGTATCTCGTTCAATCATTTGTTGTAATTTTAAAGTTTATCACTCGTATTCCGCTACTGCTCATATCACCATCAGTTAGTGGCAAGTGCTACCGAGCCTCATAAATCGAAACTTCACCATTGATAATCTGATTTACTCTTTTATCCATTATATGAGCAAATTCGACTTGACAAAATAGACCACATTCAGGCAAAACTATTTCAGTAGGATTACCAGCATTTGGTTTTAATTCGTCAAGAAATATTTTACCATTTTCATTTTTTAAACAAGTAGCATTTACTTCTCTTTCCGCTTGTGCCATTTCTTCAAATACTTTTGGAAAATCAACTCTAATTTTATTCCAATATCCTGCACCACCTTTTACACAGCCTATGCAGTTATTATTGTTATATCCAAGTTTATACATTATAGGTAATTCGATTCCTGCACCTGTAACTATTCCTGCACATTCCTTTTTGGTTAATTTGTTTTCAATTAAAGGAAATAATGGATTTGTATCTGGATATTGCTCTTGCGTTCTAATTGCTCGATTTACTTCTTTTGGTTCAAATTCATAACCCCAAATTTGATGAGCTATTTTAATTGTTTTTTCGTACTTAAATCTTACTTCCTTTTTTAATTCCTTTGTACACCTTGCACCACCTGCACCATTAACATAGCGAGTTGAAAGAACTACGTCTATGACATTGTCATATTTTTTGTTTTGGATAGTTTCTATTTCACAACCATACCATTTTTCGCAATCTTTTTTAAATCTCAAAGTATCTTCGTGATGACTTCCAGTTTCAATATAAACCAATTTGACATTATCATACTTTTCGAGTGCTAAACGACAAGCAACTGCCGAAGTTATACCGCCAGACCACCAAGAAATAACCACACCTGCCTGTAACAAGGGTTTTGCAAAAGCAGGGCTTTGGTGCGTATTTTCAACATTTGTACTTTCTACTATCATTTGTAATTAATTTAAACTTTTGTACTATTTAGCCCTGCCTTCGCAAAGCCCTGAACGTTACCCTACAACTCAAAATAACGATGCCCGTTTAACTTCATAAACTCGATTAAATCTTCTTTATCCAAGTCCATTTCGTCCATTTCTAAGCGTTGTTGCTCGTCTTGGTGTGAAAATTCAACATACTTTCCGTTTACGTCGCATCCTATGCCCTCTAATACTTCTGCGTTACCATAACGTTCTTCGCCTAATTCAAAGTAAACATCTTCGTTTAATTCAAATCCCATTTTGATTTTTACCCACCCTCTTAAAATAATAGGGTCGTAGCAATGGAATTTTTCAATGCTTACTTTTAAGTCTTTGTCTATTTCTTTTGTAAAGATTACCCTATCAATTTCAACAATTATTAATGGTCTGTTTAATTTAATAGCTTCTTCAATAGCTTCTACAATGCTTAAAAATTCTAATTTTTGTTGATTGTCTTTTTCGTCTTTGTAAAATAGTTGGATGTTCATTGTTTTAGTTTTTTGGTTATTTAATAATGTAAAGATAAAACCTTTTTTGATATTATTATACTTTTTGCAAAGTTTTTTACTTTTTCATGAAATTATTATGAATTTCTTTTTGCAAATCCTTTGGTAATTGAGTTCCAAAGTCTGCTTCATGGTGGCATTTTCTGCACATTGCCATTAAATTTTCTATGTAATCTTTAGTTTTAGAACCGCCCATGCCTTTGGGTAAAATATGTTGAATATCAACCGCCTTAGCACCACACACCTCACATGGTATAAAGTCGCAAATATCATAGCCGAAATAATCAAGGTAGATTTTTGTGTACTTTTTCATATTAAATCAAAAGTTTCATTATCTTTTAGCTTCATGTAAAAATCAATAGTTCTTTTGCATTCGTGAAACCCACAACCAAATAAAGCCAAATAACATTTACCCCTTAATAATTCAATGCTTTCTAATTGCTCTTTTACGTGGTCATTTACTCTATACTTGCCGCTTTTAGTTAAAATTTCGTTTGCATCTTTTTTTAATTCCATAACTAAGCCATGATAAACGCCTTTAGGCTCTAATATAATCAAATCTAATTGCTTATGCTTTGAACGCTGTGCTTTCATTTTAACGGCTAAACCTATTGGAACTCGAACTCCAGAACTTTCACTTGTAAAATAAACATTTGGATATTGAACCTTTAAATAGTCGCAAATTGCTTTGTGTATGCTTTCCTCTTTTTTCATATTACTTCAATATTTTTAGTTATTTCAATACCTCGAATAATGTCTTTTAATTGGTAGTTAAGCATATTATCTCCCTCTCTTATGGTTACATCGTTGCCTTTTATATTCATTACTGAATAGATTTTATCCCTACCTTTTATCTTGAATTTTGAGCTTATTTTAATTTGATAATTCATCTATTTTTTTAGCTTCTCTTTGTAATGCAAATAACCTTGCTTTTAATTTATTTACCTTATCTTGATAATGATAACTTGTATATTTAGAAAATTCATCTATTTGCTCCATAGTTTCAAATATTTTAAATATAATATCATCATATCTTGTTTCTTTCCTTTTCGGCTTACCAAAATTTATAATGTGTAAAATTTCACTATCAATATCTTGTTTTCGTTTGTTTAAAATCTCTATTGTTTCCATAGTTACTTTTTTAATCTTAAAATTTGTTTAATTTCAACCATTACTTTTTCTTTCTCAAGTTCTAAATGCTCAATAGATTTGTTAATTGAGTTTAGTTTTTTGTTCTTTTCGGTTAAATCCGAACTTCCAAATAAAAGCTTGTGAGATAAAAGTCCAGCGTTAATAAAAGTTTTATTCCCTTTGTTTACTTGATTTTCAAATGAAGTTGCAGCGAATGAAATTGTACATTGTGCCTTGCAGAAAATACGACCCATCTCTTTTAAAGTAAATAAACCTTGACTTCTTAATCCTCTTTTTACTTGAGTGCCTTTAAATTTTGTAGAGTAGTAAATTAATGAAGTTCTATAAGTTGCTATTTCTTCTTTTGCACTTTCTAAAAATTCTTTCTTGTCTATTTTCAAGTCGTATGCTATTGTATCAATGGCAGTTTCTATTAGTTTTTTGGCTTCTTGTTTCATTGTTATAGTTTTTAGTTAGTAATTGTTTAAAATGGGGTATCTTCTTGATGTTCGTCCGTTAAATCCCTTACACTTGTCCACTTGCCACTTCCAAAAGGGCTTATAACTTTTTCTTTTATTGGCTCAATAGTTTTATCAGTATCTTTGAATGATGTAGTCGCTCCGTTAAATTCAAAGTTAATAGTTTCTAAGTTCCCATTTCTATGTTTAGCTATAATTAATTCACAAATATCGGGGTCATCTTCATTTTTAGAATAGTACTTATCCCTATACAGGAAAGCCACAATGTCCGCATCTTGTTCTATACTTCCGCTCTCTCTTAGGTCGCTTAACATTGGGCGTTTATCCCCTCTGCTTTCAACTGCTCTGCTTAATTGACTTAAAGCGTAAACGGGCACTTCTAACTCTTTAGCCATTACTTTTAGATTTCTTGAAATTTCGCTAATTTCTTGCTCTCGGTTTCCTTTTTGTGAACCGCTCGCAAGCTGCAAATAATCTACAACTATAAAATCAAGACCGTACTTATTTTTTACCCTCTTAGCTTTTAGCTTCATTTTTGGAACGCTTATGGCTGCGCTATCGTCTACAAGTAAACTCATCTTTCTTATTCGCTTACGGGCTTCGTCTAACTTTTCTACTTGGTCATGATAAACTTTTTTATTCTCAATGTTTCTATTATTTAATCCGCTCAATTGGCTTTCTACTCGTCTAATTAATTGTTCTCGGCTCATTTCTAAGCTAAAAAATAATACGCTTTTTTTAGTTTCTGCTATTTGTGTGCATAATTGTAAAACAAATGCAGTCTTACCCATACCTGGCCGTGCTGCTAAAATTATTAACTCACCTTTTTTATGTCCATTAGTGCAAACATCTAACTTTTCAAATCCAGTGCTTAATCCTTTACCATTGTTTAAAATTCTTTCTTGTTCAATATCTTTAAATACTTCCCCACTTAATTTTGGGAAAGTGGTATCTTGAAAGTTAATAGCGTTGTCAATATCGCTAAGAAGTTTATCTGTAACGTTAAAAATATCCTCTTTTTCGTAGCACTTATGTATTGCTTCATTGCATACTTGTATCGTGTTTCTACTTATCCAAAATTGGCTAATTAGCCTTGCGTGGTATTCAATGTTTGCACTACTTGAAACATTACTACTTAATTCAGCAATATAAACATAGCCGCCTACCTTTTCAAGTTGCTTAGTTTCTTTTAACATTGCGCTTAATGTTAAAATATCAATAGGCTTGCTATCATTGTTTAGCCTAATCATAGCACTAAATATAATTTCGTGTATAGGCTCATAAAAGTGTCTTGGCTGTAAAATGTCAATTACTTTGCTAAACGCTTCTAATTCTAAAAGTATAGCACCTAATACCGCTTTTTCTAAGTCAATTGCTTGTGGTTGAATACGCCCTAATCCGTCTATCTTTTCCATTACTTAACTTTTAACCAATTAAAAAAATGTTTTGTAAAATTGTTGTAGCTATCAGTAAGAACTCCACCTTTAACTTTGTGAGTGTAAAATTGCTCAATAGTTGCTTTAAAATCTAACTTAGGATAAAGCATTGCGAATAGTTCCGAATGTTGTTGATTTTCCAATAGTAGGTTAGAAAGTTCTATTAAGTTTAGATTATTTAAAAAAACATTGGGTGGCGCAGCATTTGGCTTACTCTCATCTTTTCTACTCTCATCTTTTATTGTCTTATCTTCTCTTATCTGCGATGCTTTGCGATTGCCTTGCGATTGGTCTGCTATCGGTGTGCTATCGGTGTGCGATTGGTCTGCTATACTTTTTGATAGTGTTATTGCTTTTTCAAGGCTTATTTTTTTAGAAACAAAATCATTGTAAATACTTGGATGCCATCTTTTTAAGTTTCCAATTATTCCACTTGTACTTTTATTATTCGCATTATCTTGGATTTCTAAAAATTGTTCATCTAAAAAAGAAATATTTAAGTTAGTTTCATTAACACTAATTATCTTTTTAGCAATTAATGCGTCTAAATGTTCCTTATCAATTTCAATAGTAGCATCTTCTATTGATAAATTACATTCCTTATTCCAATAAAGGCAGCACAAGCGAATAAAACGTGCTTGTGTAATCTCATTACATCTTTGAATTTTACCCATCATCCAATCACTTGGTGTAAATTTGAACCATTGTAGTTTATCCATTTAACCCTCCATTTGACTTATGATAGTTTTCAAAGTTTTTACAAGTCTTATTGCAGTTGGTTTATCTAATGAAATAAGCCTTTTTTCTAACTCGTGGTCGTCTTGTTGTCCAATGATAATAGTAATTTCATCTTTAGTGTTTAAGTAACACTCCAATTCTTCTTCATTATCTCCAAAGAAGATTAATTTAACATTTGCCATATTTTTCCGAGTTTAACGAACTCTCGTAAACATTAAATAAAAAACCCCTTACTTTGTTTGTGGCTCGACCCGACAAACTCCATAAAGGGTTTTAAAACTCTTTGTAGTAACCTATTTTGTCGAGCCGTTACCATTTACGTCAGCTAAGATAATACTTAGCTTTGGATTATCAAAATTTAAAACTAAAATTTATCGGGTAAAGTAAAACCTTTTATTTCAGCATACTTTCTATTTAATAACTCCCAAACTTTAACATCTCTAAATTTTAAGTGCATAGTACCTTTTTTAAACACTTTAAACTCAAAAAATTCATGCGTGTACCATATGTTTGGAGTAAATCTATTATATTTTAATAACTTATCATGGTATGGTGTTTCGTTATAAGTCTTACAGGTGTGTCCTTTTTCGGTTAAATAACCTCCATCAACTTTTGTACATGGTGCGTATCTTATTGAAGGAACTTTGTTAAAATCTTTTCCAGTTAGAAAACAAAGTACTTTTTGTAAGTCATTAAAACGCTCTGCAATATCTCCGTAATCATTAATACTTAACCCACTTGAATAGTTAGCCGTTACCATACGCTCTATGATAAACTTTTGATTAAGCATATATCCGCTGTTTGTTTTCCATCCTTCAACGTTGTATCTATTTTCGTGAGTGTGCTTAGTGTAATTGTCCACCGCTTCACAAAGTGCCTTAGATAGCGTTTGTTCTCGAGTTCCTATAATAACTTCAACCATTGAAAAGATATTTTTCATGGTAAAAGGATATTTTTGCTGCTGCTCAATAAATTTATTCAAATCATCTTTAACGCCTTTCGTTAAATACTTTTCAACTTTCATTAAGTTAAAAACGTGGCTCCATGATTTTTTTTGTAATGCAATCATAAAATCTTGGCGTGTTAAAATATTATCTTTATACTCAATTGAAACCTTAAAAGGGTCTAAATTAAGATGCGAATTTAAGTTATTCATTTGCTCTTTAAGTTCTATGAATTTATCAAACAAAAGAACCGAATTAACATACCTTTGAACAACTTCCCTTATTTGATTGTGTGGCAAAATTCCTTCTTGACCTCCAAAAGTATCGTCTTGTTCATCGGTGAAAAAGTCGCTAAAATCTTGTCCTTTTGCCTTTGGTTTAAATAACTTAATAAGCCCAACATTTACATTGGTAGTTCTTTCTGCATCTTTAAAAACATTGCCTAAAAAAGAAGATTGTCCATAAGTGCCAATTAACCTACTTAATTGTTTTCTTGAACTACTATAATCATTATCAAGGCTTTCAAAATTGCATAGTGAGTAAATTTCGCATCCATCGGGTGCAACTTCAAAAGCGTGCAAAATATGCTCAACATCCTTTGAAAATGGTGGGTTCATAATAATTAAGTCAATATGGCTTATTTGTTCGCTTACTACACTTAAAAAGTCCTCATTTATAAGTATTGCCTTATTTCTTACAATATCTCTTAATTTAGGCTCTATTTCGCTTGCATAAGCTTTTTTAGCACCACTAGATAAAGCAAACTCAATTAAATTTCCACTTCCTGCGCTTGGGTCGTAAATCGTTTTATTAAAACAATCAACACCCATCATGTCAAATACTTCTTTGGGAGTAGGATAAAAATCTTTGTTAAACATTTTTTTTAGTTTTTGGTTAATAAAAATCAAAGATAGTAATTATTTTGCAATTTGCAAAGTTTACACTTGAAATATTGTTAATTGTTTTGGCTTTCTTTAATTAAATAAGTATAGCAATTCTTTCCAGTAATAGAACAATAACGCTTTTCATCTTCACAAATCATTCGTTTTTTTACCATTTCATTAAGCCTGCGACTAACATTTGATGCGTAGTTTTTAATGAATAGTAATGCAGTAACTTCTAAAGGTGTGAAAAATATTTTAGTTGAATTTTCATTTAAGAAAACTTGCATTGCTATTTCTTTAAATGTCATTGACTTTTCATACTTAGAAAGAACGTTTAATATTCTTTGATAGTCTTTCTTGTCGCTATTTGCTGCTAAGTACTCTTTGCGTGCTTGTATTGATGTTGTTTTCATTTTTTTTAGTTTAAGGTTAAAATTTTAAGGTTAATTCTTCATTCGGTAGTGGACAAATAATGTCCATGTTAAATAAGTTTTTTAAACAATCCTTTAAATTTAGTTTCAGCTTGTTCTAATAAGTGTTCCATTTTTAAAGGTATGAGTAATTCGGTGTAAATAATAGTAATTTGGTCGTTTACAAATTCATTAAATTTAGCATCGTTCATTCGTGCAAAAGATATGCTTTCAAATTCGTAAAATTCAAGCCCTTTGTATTCCATTGCTACCTTATATTTGCCTTGTAATATTTTAATGTAATTATACATTTGGCTTTTATCGGGGCATCTTTCTAACTTGAATTTAGTAGGCATTTGTTGCCATAGCCAAGTACAAAATAGAAAATAGCAAGCGTGAAAAGCGGTATCACGTGGCGTTTTATTAACTAAATAAACCTCGTTTCCCTCTTGTTGGAATACAAAGTCATTAGCTTTGTTGTTAATGGGATATAATACCCCATTAACAACTTTGAAAGCTAATAAGTCTATAAATTCGGTGTCTTTCATTACCCAAAAAGATTAACTAAGTTTAAATAATGTTGCTCTTTGATTTCTGCAGCGTACAAAATACGCTCTTTGAAAAGTTCAATCATTGGTTCGTCGCGTTCAACAACTAACTCAAATGAATATTCGTTGCCTTTATGTAAAACGTAATTATAAAAGTAGCAACCTATCGCACCATTGCATAACATTTGAAATTGCATTTGTGCGTAATACTTTGGATTGATTTCTTTAGTTTTGATAAATTGATTAAAAGTTTTTAAAGTTGGTGCTTTAAATTCAGTATTAAAATGGTTTGAACATAAGGCATCGGGTGAAGCCCCAGCATGTTTACCATACTTAAAAAATCCACACTCCACAACATCAATAAAATCAAGTTGCTTTTCGCTTTTAAACTTTTTGAACGCTAAAGGCTCTAAGATAATGCCACGTTCCATGTCTTTTGAAATATAGCTATCTTCTTCATTTATGCCAAAATACATTTCGCTTGCCTTTTCAATTGCAAAACTTTCTATTTTTTGTATTGTTACCTTGTTGCCTAAACTACCTAACAACCTATCTGCTTCGCTTGCAGTAAAACGCCCTAAGCGGGCATTATACCATTCATTACTACGCTGCAACATAAGCCAAATATTTTTGCTCTACTTCTTGACTAATTAAATAACGACTTTTTATAACTTCAATAGTCGCATTTGCAGCCTTAGCCTTTTCAAAGTTAGCTTCAGTAAATTGTGGCTTATCAATTTGTATCGGTTTTGGCTGCTTAGGGCTTATTCTAACGCCACCAACTACTTCACCCTTCATCTTTACGCTTTCATCAATATAAAGTTCAATTAAAACGTTTTTCCAATTCTCTACAAAAGGACTTCCACCACAAAAAGATTTTACAATCTTTGAATTTGTGGCGTTTAAAACTAAAGGCTTGATAGCTTCTTTAAAATAAGCAATATTGTAATTGCCTTTTTTACCCGCAACCGCAACATTAAACTCTTGTTTAACCTCCTTGATTGTAAAAATTAAATCCATTCTTTTTTCAATCATATCTTCAAGGTCTGCAATCCCTAAGTGGTCAGATTTGAAAACATTACGATAGTGTGTTAAATTCTTTTTTTCCATGATTTTTAGTTTTTGGTTAAATAATGATAGCAAAGATAAATAAAACTTTGCAAAAAGTATAATTTATGTTGGTTTATTTTCTAAATTATAGATTGCTTCAATTAATTCATTGTCATTACATTGATTACATAAGTATTGTATAAACCCGCAAGCGTCTAAAGTTGCCGTGTGAATATATCCTTCGTCTAAAAGTTCTTTATGCCTTTTAGCTGCATCGTTCCCGCTAAATACTTCAATTACTCCATTAAATGAGTAAACGAATATAAATACTGCTTCTTTTCCCATTGCTTAATTATTTAAAAAATATTTTCAAATCGTCAGCCATACACCCGAATATTTCAGCAAGTGCGTAGATTTCGTTAGCAGTCCACCTCGAACCCTCACGCTCTTTGAAAAGTAGAATGTTACTACCTTTCATTTGTTGGCTTATTGACGTTCTTTTTAATCTCGTTCCGTTCTTAGTGTTAAAGTGCTTTACGGCAGCTTTAAAATCAAATTTTTTGTTTAGTATTTCCATTTTTATTTTTTAGGTTAATTAATACATATACGCCGAAATAAGGGGTATATGTCGGATGTATTTAGATATAGCGATGAGTTATATGAAATGCCTTGCTGACCGTTTCCAATTGAAGTTCCGTGAAGGAAAAACAAAAAGAAAAAAGCCACCGCACTTTTAAAATAACGTAGTTTGTTGTTTGTATTCATTAAATTTCTCTATTGCTTTATTAAAGTATTCCGTGTCCTTTTCGCAAATATCTAAATCAAAACCCTCTTTATCACAAGCCCTTGCAATAGTCATACTGCCTCCGTGTGTATCAAGTATTTTCATTCCTTTTTCTGCAAACTTGCTTAATGTATTTCTATACAAATCTACAGGCTTTTGGGTTGGGTGTATTTTTTCATCTGTTACACTTGTTTTGCCTTGCAAGTTTCCATAGTATCGGTAATCAATACACACAGCAGGTTTTTTAAATGAAGTCCAAGCAAGTTCTCCATCTGCAAAATTAGGTACAGGGTTTTGTTTATACCAAAAAATGAAGCATTGTGTAGGTGGTAAGTCAAAGTAATTGCCACCCCAAATAATTTGATTTTTTGAAACTCTAAATAGTTGCTCAAAATATTCATCCGTTGGTACTCCTTTGTCCCAGTCCTTTTTGCCATTTTTTGTGTATCGTTCTTTTACTTTAATTCCACTACTTCCACGTTCATAATCACTAAAACCTATTCCGTATGGTGGGTCAACTATTGCAAGGTCATAGTATCCATCGGGTTTAGTTTTCATAAACTCAATACAATCAATATTATAAAAATTTATTGCCATCGCTTTTTTTTCTTTTTGTTTTTCTGTTTAGTTTTCTAATTGGGGTTCATCTTAAATAAGTCGGCACTTCATATAACACGGGTTTGGCAAAATGGCTGTTCAGTAATTCTATCAATCATTCGTTTTAAATTTAAAGTTTAGTAATTCTATTTAGCATTCGGTTCAGCCACTTCGCCAAGCCCGAAAACGTTATATGCCATTTTAGGACACCGACACTGTAACAGAATGAACTGCAAAAGAAACGTGGTCAAATGACAAATAAATAAGACTTTCTTCATCACCTCTATCGCCTTTTTTTACCATTGGATTTGCTTCATCTAATACAAGTCCGTAAGTTTCTAAAAGCATTCCGCAAAATCCTTTGTTCACCCATTTTTCAGATATTATTTCTAATCCAACTAAATACATACCTTCTTTTAAGTTTTTGAAAATGTATTTTGCTTTTTCTTCGTCATCTAAGTCGCTAAAATCAGGAAGCCATTTATAAATTGGTTTCATAAAATAATAGCCAGAAAATGACATATCAGCACTGAACATTTCTTTGCATTCTTCTTCGTGCAAAAGTGGAAATCCTTTAATGTTTACCATTGTTTTTAAATTAAATTGTTAAGCCAAACCAAGAAAAAACGGCTTATAACAGTGGTTTGGCAAAATACCGCCACAAGCCTTTGTACTATAATTCAACATTTGTGCAAGGCGGTACTTCGCCAGGCCACCAACCGTTATAAACCTTCCCACTCCTCCACCAACTCCATTACTCTCACAAATTCACTTGCTTTCATTTCTAAGTGTTCACCTACTATGTAAGCAAAAGAACTATCTAATACTGGCTTTCCGTTGCGTTTGTCGTGCTTGTAATAGTTATTGCAAATGAAATGTAATTTGTCTCTTTTTTCTTCCTTTACTTCTAACCTTGTTACAAAAAAAGTTCCTAAGCTGCATTTATGCATAATTTTTAGTTTTTGGTTATTGTTAGTTATTAATCGTTGTATTCAAAATCTTTAATACCATTAGGCAAAGTACTAAAAATTTCTATATTAAATTTTTTAGCATAGTTTTTAGCTTTTCTTTCAGTATCAAATCCCTTAACGCTAAATATTTCTTTAGAATTAAAAAAGTTTAAAAAACTCATATTTTGTATTGTTGTTATAGTTGCTTTCATTGTGTTTTAGTTTATTGGTTATAATGATAGAACAAAGATAAACAAAGTTTTTAATTAATTTTACTTTTTGCAAAGTTTTTTTTAATTGGCATAAAAAAAGGGGCTTTACACCCCTTTCCTTTCATTCGGCTAACTACTTCCGAATAATAACCAAAAACTAACAGATGCCAGCATTGCACTGACAATATGAAAATCTTAACAAAGATAGTTTTATTTTTGTTATTTCAAATAAAAAAGCCTTAAAATTAATTAAGGCTTTAAAAATACTTGTGTTGGACTCGAACCAACGCCAAAAGGAATAAACCTCACACGCTCCAACCTACAAAGCTAACAAGTATTAATTTTTAATAAATCCTAACTTAGAAAAAATCTTTAACTTTTCACCTAAAAACATTCCGCTGCCGAACAAACCAACTAAGCCACCGCCACCCGTTAATGCTTGCGATAAAGTCATATTCCATAAAAAAGTCTTAATAGTTGAAAAGAACTGAAAAACAAAATTTGTTTTAATTTCTTTTCGATTATCACTCTTATTCTCTTTAGCTTCAAATTTTGCCACTTTTACCGCCTTTTTTGCCTCATTTTTGATTGTTTCGGCTTCTTGGCGTGTATCTGCTTCATTTAGCTTTATTTCTGCTTTAGCTTCGATTTTTGCAAGTTTTATATCTTGTTTCGTTTTCGGCTGCTCGATTATAATAGAACCATCTTTTTTAGCTTCGATTAAAGTAGTTAATCGTATTACTTCTTTTTCACATTCGCTTAGTTTCTTTTTTGGAGTTGCAAATAAGGATAGTGGGATTAGTATTAGGATAAGTTTTTTCATTTAATAGGCTCTTTAATTTCTAAATTTATTTTATAAGCACCTATTGAATTATCCCAATAACGAACCCCTATAAATTTATAATTTGTATCAAAAATATTTCCAATTTCGTCAATATGTCCAATTAACGGCATATTTTTTATTCCTTCGCAAATTCTATCTTTACTCATAACATTTTAGTTTTTAGTTATTTTATAATGCAATATTTAACAATTCTTTCATTTTAATTAATAATTCTTTATTTTTATTTTCAAAATATTTGTTTAAAAAATCTATTAAATCTTGCTTTTCTTTTATGTTTAATTTTATTGCATAGTTTTCTCCACGAGCATTATATAAAGATAAATCAACAAAAGGTAAACTACCATGAGTTTTTAATGTTTTTAATTTTACTTCATTTAAACTAATTTCATTAGATATTAATAAAATATTTTTTTGTAAGTCTTCCATAGTTTTTAGTTTACTCAAAGATACTAAAAAGGAACGTCATTATCAATAATAACTTATACTTTTTTGTTAATAGTAGTCGTCATTGCTACACATTGCGCAATAGTTTTCTTGTCATTCGCTATTCTATACCCCTCATTATTGCCTACTTTTATAATACTCAACTTTTTTAAAGTAGTGCAATAGTTGTTATTAGTTGGTAATTTATACAACTCTTTTTTATACCAACCAAAGAAAAACTTTTTATAATAAAAACCTTTTTTAAAAATCATTTTACCGAATTTATAAGACTTAGCGACAAGTTAGCGGAGATTTTAGACGAACTGCCCATTTCTCCTGCGTTCCTCTCTTAATTCACTAAAATGCTCTTTCAATTCATTTTCTGACTTAAAAATGAATGTGCCTATATTGACAGGAAAGAATGAATAATTATTACCATCAAAGTCACTGTGGTATTGCTGAATTTTAGTTTTGTCTTTAGTCACATTTAATACCAATCCTGTGACAACCCCTTTCATAATCTTGTCTTCTTTTGGGTAAAGAATGTAGTCTATACCAGCATTACCCCATGACAAAGCAAATATTTCATCACCGATTGACAAATCAGTAAAAACCTCCGCTAACATCCGTTTTGCGTCAGGCGGGGCTTCGTGGTTAATTGTAGTTTCGTTTTCCATATCAATTTTTGTTGTTAAGTGAATGTTTTGTGCTTCGATTTCCCGCCCGAACGCAAAGCGGAGTGCCGTTATACGCAAGTTTAAAACCAAAAACGGTCAACCAACTTAACGTATTTAATTTCAGGTTTATCAATATTTCCCCAATATGATTTAATTTTCCATTTAGTTTTTGGTTTGGGAAGTGGGAATTTTAACGTGTCCCAATTCTTACTATCGTTTGTGTCTGCAATGAAATGATTAAAATTTGTTACACCGCAATTCATAAAATTACGTGGTATTTGAACGTCAATATAACGCTCACGTTTATTAAAATTCACACTAAAAAACCTGCGTATAACAGCAAGTATATTTAATTGCGGGGTTCGTGCTTCTTGTTCCATTTGTGCTTTTTATTTAAGTTATTACTAATTTGAAAATTTTGTGCTTTTAAGTCCGCAACTAAATATACTTGCGAAACGTTACCAGCAATAGCCGTGCTTCGTAGCATAGTTCCTGCTAATATTGAGGAAAAATAAAGCTTAAATTTTTTTCCTGCGCTCATTTTTGAATTTCTTATAAGTTGTCCATTCGTTTGATAAAGAAACATTCAGTTTTGTAAATGGCAGATACGCTCCACCTTTCATTCCTTTCCCATACCTGAAATAGATATGTATTCCAAAAATTATTAGCCACTTACCGCCCGTATGTTTCCAATCACCTTTCCTAAATGGCACAAACCTTTGATAGTTCAATCGGCACTCTTCCGAATAATCGTGAGCCATTCTAATCAGCATAAACATTTTGTTAATGGCTTCCTCTTTGGTTTTCCCTTGAGCGCATCCGTGCAATCTATCGCCTAATAATTTTTTAGTTTCGTCATTACAGGTAACCACCCACCATTCACCATCATTCACAACGGAAATAGGAAAACTGAATGTTTCTTTATTCTTTTCGTGACTCCACCAACTTATGCGTTCAACTTCCTCTTTGTTTTGGGGGTCGTCCCACCAGTTGTAATTTTCTTTTGCCATCGCTAAAAATTTAAGTTTTATTTTTTGTGCTTCTAATTAAGTTCATCGTATGCTACTGCTGGTAACACCGTATTGTATGCCATGCGAAAAGCACGGCAACAATACTTTTTCGTTAGTGGCAAGTGCTACGTTACTCAATAACACCAGCCTTTTTTAAATTACTGACTATTTGTTGTTCTACTTTGTAAGGTGCTTCTGTTCCAACCTCATACCTAACACCAAGTGATTTTATAAACGTTTCTACTTTATCCCAATTCTGTTCTGAAACTTGCATAGAAACACCACCAGTAGTTATGTTGGCATAATCATTCTTATTATTGGTGTTTATAAAATCAATCACCTTACAAGCATTTTCGTAATTTAATAATCTCAAATATTTTTGCATTTCGTTTAATTTACCGCACCAGCCACTAACAGCGGTTTGGTGCTATTATTTTGCCTATAAATTTTATCTAAGGCTTGAAGTATCCGCAAGGCAAAATAACAGACACCAAGCCGCAAATCGTTACCTACACAAAGGTAAACTAAATTTTATATTTTCGGTAATTTTAGGTAATTTATTTCAAATAAAAAAGCCCTACATTGCTGCAAGGCTTTAAAAAAAGTAAACAAACATGAAATAGAAATACAAATATAGTAAAGTTTTTGGATTGTTATAATTTTTCTAATTCAATTTTTACTTGTTCCCAATAAGAATTGTCAATATTCCATTCTTTTTTATAGATGCTTAATATTTCATTAACTGCAATTAAAGCGCATCTTATTGCCGAATTTTTAAACATATTATTAGTTATTATGCACGGATTACTATCTTGACTGCATCCACTCATTGTGATATATGTTGATTCAAACATAGTGCATAAATCAATTGCCTTTTCTTTCGGTGTCATAATTTTAGTTTTTGATTAGATGCAAATATAAGCAAAGTATTTTAAATAAAAAATGTGTCGAATTCGACACCTTTAAAATTATTCAATAGTTAATGTAAATTCATTTGGTAAAAGTGCCAAAAGTTCTTTCATTTTATCTTTTGAAGCCGTTACATCTTTATATCCATCTTTGTTTATATCTAAGTGAGCTTTACCTACTAACACACAACCAAGTATTTGTGTATGGTAGTTCCCGTTGTGAATTAAAATAAAACTTCTATTAGGTACATCGGTAATATGAAAGTGGTTTCCATATTTTTGTGAAAATCTGCGAACTACTTTATAACTTCCTTTAGGTATGCAGCTTATTTTAGGTGCGTTGTTTTTATCGGCTAATTCAAGTGTTTTAGCAACTTCTTTGCCGTTGTAATACATTAAGCCCAATGTTTGCTTATCGGTGTGTTCAATTCGTTTTATCGTTACCATATTTACTAATTCTAACATTATTTCATTAAAGTTCTTATTTCGTTAATTGCTTTACGCATTTCGTCTTTAGCATAAGCATCAATTTCATTTTCTTCAATTTCAAAATCAAAGGCAACAAAAAAGAATTTTTCAGGCATTTGCTTAACCAAATAGCATACGCTTGTTTTAATCCCTTGAAGTTCAAAAATAGCTTTTAAATGTCTTTCTAAATCTTCTGTTTTGATAATTACCTTTTTTTCTTGTATCAAAGGTTGTATTACTTTTTCTTGATACTCAATGCCTAACACTTGATTATTGAAACTTGAACGCCATGATGTAGGGTAAATTATAGTTCCATAGATGCTATCGCCTGCCATTATACGCATTCCAGAATTGTGTACTTTTATTAAAACGGCTTTTTTAATATCCTTAATAGTTGCCATTCTTTCTAATATTTCACTAATCTTAGGGTTTGTATCAACTGCCCATTTAACATTGTCAGTCTTAAATAGTTCCTTTATTTCGTTTCTATAATTGTTGATTATTGCAGCTAATACAATAAAAATTCCGCTTATAATTGCAGTTAATGGTGTCATCTAAATATTTTTTTTAATCCCTCAAATAATAAACCTTGCGAAGTTACACCTAAAATGAAATATTTAAAATAAATACTTACTTCTGCAGTAATAGGTAGTAAAGTTTCAATCGTTAAAAAGAAATCATTTGTAAAAGCTATTGAAATAAAAGCCGTTAAAAAATGTAGTGAAACATCGTACCAATTATCAGTAATCCAAAACTTTAAATTAAACTTTTTAGGGCCTCTAATAACGCCTTTATCTTTCCTATCATATTTCAAGTACTTAATAAACAACACCCCAAGCCCCATACAAAATAAGGCTTGTGTTATAAATGATATTGTAAGTCCTTCAAACATTAAAAACTAACCTCGCATGGTAAGTATCTATTGCCGTTGTCGTCTGCAATAGCATCAGTTTCTAACAACGTAACTGGGATTTCAATTTCTGTTACGCCCTCAAAATAAACGCTTACATCGTAGCCGTTATTTAATGCAGTTGTAAAATCATCAGTAATAACGCCTTTTGTTAATCCTAAAATGTACAATTTGTCATCCTCATTTTCTTTTGAAAGTTGAACAACTCTAATCGGTGTGCTAATTGGAATATTCATAATTTTATTTTTTAATTTGTTAAGTAATCTTGTAATTTAATTAAAGCCCAATTTAAAGCTTCTTGATTTGTCCAAGTTTCAGAATATTTAAAACCATAAAGAACAACATTATATCTAGATGTTCCATAAGTTAGTATTACTTCAACATCTGCAATCTCATCTATAATATTATCATTGACGCGAAGAACTTCTATTGAGTTCGGTTCTATTTCAAGTGTTCCAAATTGCTCGGGGAATGTGTATTTTTCCATATCTTTTAAGTTAATGAACTTCCGTTCCATGTGAATACTCTGTATAGCATCGCTCTTGCTGCCGTTGTTGGCGATAGTTGTACACTTAAAGGATCTCCGTGTGATTGAAAAATTGCATTACCACCTGAGATTGTAGATGAAGTATAAAACCTATTCGTAAATCCACTTACGGCAATGTTAAAAGGCGCACCATTAAAACCACTTGATAAACTTAGATTGCTAATTGTGTTTCGCATATTCTCATTAATCAAATAAAACCCACTAAATCCCGAACAAGTATAAGGCGCATTTAAACACCAATCCGTTCTATTTCTTGTACCAGTAAAGTTAGAAAAAGGACTATAACAATAGCCAATCACTTGATTACTTCCGCACGCCCACGTACTCCAATCAATTACAATATTGTTAGCGTATGTTTGCCCCCCTAAAGTATCGGTAAATCGGTTAGTGTTACCAAATCCATTATTATACGGCAAAGTAGTAAAGTTTACTAACCTACCAAATCTAATGCTCCCATCGTCATTCAAAGCATAACTACTTGTTTGCCCTGTTTGCGTTGGCATTGCTCCCATCATTGTAGGTGGGTTGGGAACTACTATTATTTTACTTGCATTTGATTTTATTACTCCGCTTTCAATTTCGCTATCATTTTCATACTTTACTAAATAACTTGCGTTTGGTGCTACTATATTAGAACTTGCACCGCTTGCAATTGTGCCACTTGATAAAGTTGTTCCACTTGTATCTTTTAAAGTATAACTTGCATCTTCACAATTTCCACCGCCAACATTAACTATTATGTTATTGCCTGCAAAAGTAGCGTCAATATCGTTACCATCTTGGTCTTTTAAAGTTAATTCTAAATCAACGTTTGCAGCTTGAGTATAACGCAAAACATCATTAAAATAAACTTTTACTTGGTTTAGGTATTCAACGCTTTCCGTATCTAAACAAAAACCCCTATTGACCTGTATATTTAATCTATATTCAATGGATAATAAGCCGTTGATTGTTAGCTTTTCAGCAATCGGGATTTCTTCATAGCTAATTACTTCTAAATAAGTAACCCCACTTTCAAAGTTTAGTTCTTTTATCCACTCAATAAAATAATCACGTAACTCATTTTGTTGCGTAACTATCCAATCACGTTGGTATGCTTCACTTTCTACCTTGATTTCATCGTAGTAATTAGTCATTAAGTAAACCTGCAAAGATAATTCATTATGAGGATCTGAAATCGTGCCACGTTCGCCTGTATATTGCCAAGCTAAGCATGGCATGGTTTGATTAACTAACTCGTTTGTGTCCGCTAAAGTTTCAATCTCAGTATAAGTCAGCCCTGCATCAATAGCTTTATCTCTTATCCTGTCTCTAATATCAAGTAAATTCATTACATTACGATTATCTTGTTAATGATATTAAGATATTCTACTTCGCCTTTCCATAAAGCGGGTTTATTTTCATTTAGCCATTTAATAGCTTGTTTTCTGTAACTTTCAACTAATTGCATAGCTTCGCGTTTAACTTGGTTTGGGTCTGCAATAGTTTCATTGCTTCCGTTTGCAGTTTGTGCGCCTTTATTGCCTGTTTTAACGTGAACGCCCATGATTACTTGCGCCCTAACTGCGTGTGCAATCAAAGGTTTAATAAATGTTAATAGGTTTGTATAATCGCCAGGAGTTGAAACAACATCATCGTATAATTCAGTACCTAAAAAAGACATTACTTGTTCCCATTCAACTATCTGAATAACATTATCTTTAACGCTATTTATATCGAAATTAGCATTAAATGCAAGGCTCTTAATTTCTGCTTTCGTTGCTATCATAAACCATAATTTTTGCTTGGTCTTTACTTATACCCATTAATACCAAAATTGCTTCCGTTGCTACTAATCCTATTGTAGTTTTATTTTTAAGTAAATCCGCAATAGTGCCTACTTCATTTATGGCATTTAAAGGACTTGCATTGTTGAAAGTTACATCAACATCTTTAAACTCGGGATATGCTTTTAGCCATGCTTCATAAATCAAATATTGCTCATTTCTTATCATTCTTTCGGCAAGTTCCCATTCGTTTCTCAACTGTTGATTGTTCCCTAAAGTTCCTGCACTTTCCAACCCTGCTAAACTTCTAAACCAATTACAAGCCTTAACAATATTGTTTTCTACAAGTTTTTGAAGGTCTAAATAAGAACCCTCTTTGTCAATTGGATAAATTGTGTATTCGGGTGGTGTTATTTCGCCACTCTTAGGAACTATTAAAGCCTTACCACTTCTACCATTAGAAGTGCCTTTGATTTTATTTTCTAACTTTCTTCTTTGTTCTTCTAATTTTTCAACGTCGTTAATGTCCCCAAAATCAAACAATAATATAGAAGACAATGTAACGCCATTTTCAAATTGATTAGCATTGTATTGACCTATTAAACTTTCTACTTGTGCATCGTAAAAAGCACCGCTCCAAATTGGAAAAGGGTAATCTTGTGAACCACTTTCATATTCCATAATAGGAATAATGCGTTGTTGCGCTTCAAATTCTTTATCTCCTATCATTACTTTAACACTAGTGTATTGAGGGAATAAAGCAACTACTTCAACTTCTTTTTTTGTATCGTTCCAATCTTGACAAATTGCAACTTCACTTGGCTTGTCGCCTACATAATCAACAAAACGCACTTGAGATGCGTCTACGTGAAAACATTGTACTAAATCATTGAATTTCATTTCACGAATAAAGCCATATCCAAATGTTTTTCTATCTTTTGAAACTCTTTTTACAAACTCGTACCAATCGTATTGAGTGTTAAAATCCTTAGTAAGTTTATTTTGTAGGTCGTCGTTTTCGGTTTCAATTTCTCCATAACTTACATATCCTGCAAAACTATTAATAACACTTTTCAACGTGCTACTTTCTTTGGCTAATTTAGCCACTAATTGAGGAAAAAGGTTGTTAGCAGTAGTACTAACAACCTTAACCCCTTTTTTACTTGTAGTGCGTTTTACTTCGGTAAAAGATGGCAATTGTAGCACATCATTTTTAACCTCAATAAAATTACCTACACTATTATTTTGTTTTTTCTTTTGCATCGGTTTTCGCCTCTACTTTAACTTCAATTTTTTCTACAAACTTAATCATTTTAGGCAAGTTTAAGGCAAGGCTTAAAGCTGCAATAGTGTTCGCACTAATTTTCTTAGTGTTAATTACTCCATATCCTTTTATGTGTAGGATTTGGTTTTCATATTCTGCCTTATACTTCCACATATTAAACGCTTGTAGCTGCAATTAATTCCGCTGCAATTGCTGCTGGAGTTGTTGCTGTTGCTCCCGAAATACCTGTCAAAATTCTGCAAAGTTCGCTTTGTTCTGCCATCATTGAGAATGATGTAAGATTAGCGTCAGTTTTTGCTCTACCTGTTGTAGTTTCTGCCGTTTGGAATCGTGCAAAAGCTTCATCTCCACTTATTGCATCCCAACCTACAAAGATAAATTTATCATCGTATGTACGTGCTACCATGTATTGTTCACATGATTTGCGGATTGCTTCTAATTGAAATAATTGTTCAGCTGTTGGATTTGGAACTGCAAAGTTTACTACTACTTCATTTTGTTGTTCCATTTTTTGCGTTAATTCACACTCACCACGTTTGAACTCAATTTTACCAAATCCATTGCCTGCCGTAGCAAATACAATGTTAGTAAGTGAGTGTACAGAGTTTGAAGCTGTTAAACTATCGACGTCCGCAATTGGGATAGTGTATAATTCTTTAACGCCTGCCGTTTGTGGGCAATTTAAATTCGCGCCTTTTGCTAATGCTAATGATGCTGCCATTTTATTTATATTTTTATTGTGTTTAAAAAAGGGGCGCTATTAACGCCCCGTTAAATTTATGCAGGTCTGTAAACTAAGATGTCTTTATCGTTAGTGATATTTACGTCAAACGCATAATCAACTCTATAACGAGTAACATAATCTAAATTTTTATCTGCCATTGGCAAAATAGCTGCTTTGTTCCATTCGGCATTTAAAGCCGTTCCAAAGTGTAAATCACTTGTTTTAGCACCCATTAAGAAATTAGACTTAATGTAAGGTAATTCAATTAATCTACGACCTAAGAAGTCCATTTCTTTTGCTCCAATAAAGTAAGAACCTGAACCTGTTGCAATGTTTGCTTGTGCAAATCTATAAGCATCACCAAACAATGAGTCAGCAAACAACATAAATGTAGGGTCTTTTTTCATAATCTTGTTAATGCCTCTGTAAACTCTTGTTAATACTGAAATTGCATTTGAGGCATTTACAAAACAAGCTTTCGCTGAATTGGCAGTATATGTCCCTGTGTATCCAGAAGTGTCCAATCCTACTGTAAAAGTAGTTGAACTTACAATCGTAATAGCATATTCTCCGTTTACACCTGTAAAACTTCCACCTGCACCACCTACAATTGTAATAATATCTCCATCATTTAAATTTGCGGTGCTTGAAACGGTAAATACTGCATCACTTGCAACAGAAATAGCAGATATTGATAATTTATCAACGCCTACTTGTGGAGCTAATTTATTAACTGATGAACTCGCTTCTGCTTTAGCAAATAAACCAGTTACTACTGCCGTTGATGCAGAGTTTGTAACGCCTGATAATGTTGCAGCATCAACCGAACCATGCCAAATTGAAGCATCAATAAAAGCACCATTTCTTAATGCATTTTGTTGTACGATTGCTTCTTCAATAGTTTCAGGTAATTCAAAATCACCCATTCTTCCTCTTGGTTGTTGCGATGCAAACCAAGTAGCATTTAAATTAGACGAGTCATACTCTTCCATAATAGCAAATGCTTGAGGGTCTAAGTATTTTTCGCCAATAGATGTACCATGTGCAGAAGCAGTAAAAGCAGCAACGCTATCTTTTACAATTAAAGATTTTGACAAAGTAGGTACTACCATTCTTTTGTCAATATTAGTGTGAACGGTGATTAAATTGTTGTCAATTGTTTCGCCCGCTAAAACGGTTTGAGCAATTACCTCTTGTAACGCTTCGCCCGCATAAGTATTTGGTGATACGGTAATTTGTGCCATTATTTATTTAATTTTTGAGTGTTATCTAAATGTTTTTTCCAAGTTGGTGTTTTAATATCATTCTTTGGAGTTTCTTTTTTTACATTGTCTGGATTCAAAGCGTTTTTAATTACTTCCGTAACTTCTGCTTTTACCAAATTAGCAATGATTGTTTCTTGAGTTTCTGCAACTTCTTCTACTTCCGTAGTTTCCGTTACTTCTTCTACTTCTTCAACATCTTTCGCTGCTTCCAACTCATCAACTTTATTTTTGAAAGTTGCTAAGTCATTTTTTAATTGCTCATTTTCTGTTTTTAAATTTTGGATAGTCGTTTCAGCATCTTGTTTTTTTTGCTTTCCCTCCCACCAATTTTCAATCACATCTAAGAAGCCTTTTTTTTCTGTTTCTTGCATAATTTTTGAATTTTGATTAATAATATTTTTAGGGGCTAATAAGCCCTTATTTGTGAAATCTTCGGGTTTGTAGTTTGATACTTTTTTAGGCGTCCACTCATTACCCACAAAACCAAATTCTTTGGTTTCGTTAAATGTTAGCCATTCGCCATGCCCGCCGTTACGCTCCATTAAATCGTTTAAAGTTTCTTGAGTAACTCCCAAATTTAAATATGCTTGCTCTGCTGCTTTTTGCCATTTACCCAAATTTTCAATAGCATTTTTAAGGTCGTTTTCGTTTCCATAAACTCCTAACATTGGCTTATGTACTAAAAATAAGCCCGTATTATCCATGTAGATATTTTCGGGTTTTGCTGCACTTGAAATAATGGTGGAACTACTTGCGTTAGCACCTCTTAAATATACATTTATTTGTGCATCTGCTTTTTGTAATTGGCTATAAATAGATAATGCTGTTGCTAAATCTCCACCCAAACTTTCTAATGTTACGTTAATAACATCTACTTTTAAAGCTGAAATATCATTAAGTAGTTTAGCTATATTTTTAGATGTATTGGCTTTATACTCTTCGTAAGTATCAGCCCACCAATTATACCCAATATCGCCAACAATTTCTATATCAGCTTCTTTGCCTTTGTTTATAACGTTAAATACTTGTGCCATATAGCACAAAAGTAAATAGCACTATTTATAAAAATAATAAATTAATTGCATAGCTTCATTATATGGCTTGTACTTTTGCCATACTTCTTTGCAAGTTTATCGTATATCTTCATTAATGGTAAACCGCTAGATAATTGGTTTCTAAAATCTTGCTTTATAACATTTTTTATTGCTTCCTTAGTCAATCCACCTTGATTAGCTATTTCTAAGCATTTATCAATAAGTTCTTGCTGCTTCAACATTGTTTACTTTGTTTTGGGTTTTTCTTAAATCGGTTTCAACTAAAATAACTCTATTTTCTTGACTTGTAATTGATTCAGCCAAAGCCCCTACTCCTTGTCTAACTTGTGAAGACATTGAACCACTCGCAACGGGTGCAACAAATCCACCCTCTGCAAAAAGTTTAGGTATTTTCATTGTGTTTATAGCTTTCATAAAGTCTGTACCATAATGTTTTACGGCTTTTTTGTTTTGAATAAACTCTCCTCCCTCTGCTTCAAAACCTCCACGACCCTTAACGGTAAAAGGTACGCCACCTTTTGAATGTGGTGCGCCTTGAATAAGTCCACCATCTTCAAACTTTTGCGATTCAATTTGTTTCATATTTGCAGCATAAACGCCCGTTAAAACTCCACTTGATAAAGCTCCTATTACTAAGTTTGCAGGATACCCAAATTGCATTGCTTGCGCAATAGCATTAATTAATCCAGTAAGGTAGTTAACCGTTGCGCTTGCTTTTTGTAATTTCTTTTGCTTTTCAAATCCCTCTTTACGTATTTTTGTTTTTTCTGATTCTGCTTGTTGTTCGCTAATCGTTCCTTGTTTTAACGCTGCGTCAATTTTTGCAACTCTCTCTTCTGTTTGTTGTGCTACTCTTTGATTAGCATTTGATAAAATAGTTTGTATTGCATCAACTGCTGCTTGATAACCTGCTTTTATTGCTTCTACTTTTTCGGGGTCTATTCCTAAGCGGTCTGCTAAACTTTTTGGTGCGTTAGGGTCTGCTACTACTGAAACTTTTGGCGTTGTGCCATCTGTTGCAGCCTTAAAATCTTCTATTGCTAATTCAGCTTCTTTTAAATTATCTAATAATTTTTGTTTATCTGTATCATTTAGGACATTATCTAATATACCAAACTTTTCATTTTCTGCGCTTAAATCTAAAATTCCTTTAATTTCAGCAATTGTAGATTCCATATTTTCTATGGTTAAATCGTTTTGCTCTTTTTGATATTGTGCCATTAAAGCCTTTTTCGCTTCCTCATTATTACCTAAAGCATTTAAATCTTCTAAGTATTTAATTTTTAAATTCATACTATCTTCAATCAAATAATCTTTATTTTCTTGAAGTTGCTTTTCAATAGTAGATAAATTTAATTTACTTACGTTGTCATTATATTCTTGTTGTATTTTAAACCTTGCTTTTAGTTCTAATTCAGTCATTTGGGTAAAGTCTTTTACAAGCCCAAATTCTTCTAATTGTGCTTGCATTTGATTAGCCAACTTTTCCTCATCTGTTGCAATAAATTCACGAATTTTGTCTAATCTTTCTAACTCACCTTGATTGATTGCCGTGTAATAATCTTGGGTCAATTTAATTTTTGCTGCTAATTCGTCTTTACTAAGTTTTGCATCATCTCTATTTAGTTTTAATAGCTTTAACTTTTCATCAAGTTCGAACTTCAATTGCTCATTTGTTGTACGATTAATTTCTGCAATACTTGCAAGCCTATCTTTTTCTAAGTTTATAGCTTCTTGAATAAGTGCGTTTTGTTCTTTTTTAAGACCGCTTAACGTATTTATATTTTCTATACGTTTATTTTCTGCCATGTCTTGAATATTATCTAATTCACTTTGCATTTCTGCCATTTTTTTATCATCGATTCTTTTTTGGTCTGTTCCTTTTTGTTGTAATTTTAATTGTTCAATTTTTAATAATAATATTTTTTCTTCTTCTTTAGAATATTCTTCTGTTAGTTTTATAATTTCTTTTGCTGCGTCTTCACGTTCTTTAAATGATTTTGAAGTATCTTTTGTTATCATCAATAAAGCACTTTCTTTATCTTCATATTCGTCTTTTAATTTAATTAGGTTTATCTCTCCTATCTCAATTTGCTTTTGCAATGATGCTATTTGCTGACCTTTTTTAATAGCTTCATTAAAAAACTCTTTTGTTTCTTTCACGCCGCTTTTAATTTCATCATTAAAAGTAAAAGCACTTAAAAAGTTTTTACCTACTGATTTGAAGTCTAAATTAATAATAGACATAAATAAGTCTTTAACGGCTTGTATTCTTTTGCTTATTTGATTTTCTATTACATCGCCAACGGCACTTAGTGCTTTTTGAGGATTAGTAAAAGCGTCAACCAATGCAGTTCCTAAATTTTGAACAACACCCCATAATGAAGACATTATAGCTTTTAAAGGTTCTAAAACTCGTGTAACTGCGTCTGCACCTCTTTGAGTAGATAAGAAACCTGCTACCAATAAACCCAAAGCAACCACAATAGCACCAATGCCTGTTTGAACTAATCCAATCTTTAGAAAATTTAAAGCTTTAGTAAGTAAACCGCTTGATGATGCAGCCCCCTTTTGTCCTGCGTCCATTGCTTGACTTCCTTTTGCTTGTGCTTGTGCTGCAATAGCTTGGTCTATCATTGTGTTAATTAGATTCTTTCCTGCTTCTACATTTTCTCGAATACTTGAAGTAAGTTCGCCTAAATTAACACCCATTACATTAACTTTTCCTAATGCGCTTGTAATTGCAGCTTCATAGTTACCAACGTTCCTACGATTGTCGCCAACTGCTTTTTCATTTTCTTTTAGCTTGTTAGTAATGTTTAGAATTTCGGCTGCTTGTTCACGACCTGCGACTGTATTTTCCCTTTCTTCTTGGCTTAATTTATCATAATCATTTGTTAGTATTTTAAGTTGTGCCCTTAGTTGCTCGTTGCTTCCTATTTCAGCGTCCATAACTTTATTATGGGCTTGTAATAAAGTTGTTTGCTCTCTTTTTTGCTTATTCAAATCAGTTAAACTACTCTTTTGGTCATCTAATTGTATAACCGTTTCATTTATAGCCTTATTTAAATCGTTATATGAATTTCTTTGTTCTTGAGTTGCTTTACCTGTTTTGCCTACTTCTTCTTCAAGTTTTGCTAATTCTTTCTCATAAGCTTTTAATAATGTTGTTGTTTCCTTAATAGCATTTCTTTGCTCGTATTGAGCCTTAGTAATTTCTTCAAGGTTTTTCTTAGCATTTTCTAAGCCTTTCATTTCTATATCGTAAACTATTTTTTCAGCCATTATAATAAGGTTAAGTTAGCTTGCGCTTGTTTGGTAATTAAATCATAACTCCAATCAATCATTTTATACTTTTGATTGTTGATTATGTAAGTTGTTCTGTTGTTTATAATCGTTCCGTTTTGGTCCTTAAAACGTATTTCAATTATTTTGTTATTCTTTTTTTGGTCGAATGTAGCTTTAAAAAATCCTTTCCACTTTTCAATAAAGAAATAATAGCGGCTCCATGTAATTAAAGCATCTATTGGCGTTGGGCTTGGGCTTGTTTGGTAGTTTACTGCATCTGTTTCTTGATAAATGCCCCCATAGTAACCATTTAAAACAACTATTATATTGTCCCAACTTTCTAATAAGCCACCATCAGTCGCAGGTAAAAGCGCATTATCCAAATAACTCCACGCAGCATTAAAATAACTTTCGTAAGTTTCTATATTTCTTTTTTGAAAAGTGTTTAATTCATAAAGATAACTACCAAATTCTTGTTTATCTAATATCTTAAATTTATCTAAGCTAACAGCCGTCAATAATTTTTGCTTTAAATAAATAGTTCCAGCTTGTAAATAGTCAAGTGTTACATCCGTTTCACGTTCAACCAATGCGCTTATATCTATTTCTTTATCTCTAATACTTGGGAGTGCTTCGTAAATAAAAGGAGTGTAACCCTCATCTTGTAACTCCATTCGGGCTTCGTCGCCCTCAATATCAAGTACTAAATTATTATCTACTAAAAAGCCTCTTAAAAAGTCAAATTGTGAAATGTCGCTTACTTCATTGCCTAAATAAATAGCATCACTATCTTGTACGTTATCATGTGAAATCATAAGATAATCACAATACAAAGTACTTATTGATGGTGCGCTAAATCCACTTTTAAAAGTTGGCTCAATAATTATTTCTAACCAATCATATAATTGTACTTGAATATCAATATCTAAATCAATGTAGTTACTACCTTGTTGTAAATAGCCATTAATTGTATCTATCATTGGTCGTGAAGTATATAATAGCGTAGGTATATTAAAAGGTGGCGGGGTTATTAAATCTGGCCTCCAAATAGCTATCCATACTTGGCAATCTTCTAAATCTCCATTATTAGTAAATTCCAAATTAGCTTTAACATTTACCTTATCTGTATTACTATTTCTAAATTCATAATTATTGCCAGTCACTTTAACTACTGACCCATTATTAGCTAAAGGAGTTGCAATATCTAACTTTGCATTATCAATTTGGTTTGATGTATCTGTCCATGTATTACTTGATAAATGAGCCTCTGTAAAACTTGAATATCGCAAATTTAAACCGTAGTCGCTATCCATAAATTCACTACTTAGGCTTATACCCTCATCCCAAAGAATTTTATTTATAATGTGCCTTACTGAAAAAAAGAAACCTAACTTGTTAAATTCTACTTGATTGGCTGTGTTTAGTTCTATTAAGTTTGGATGTCCTAAGTTGAAAGAAACCCCAGTATTTAATGATTGAGATATTCCCGATTCAAGTGCAACAATAGCGTTAGCGGGTGTAAATGTCCATTGATAATCATAATTAAACAATTCACTTAACTTTTTTCTTGATAAGTTGTCCATTAAGTTATTAAACGCTCCTACAAATAAAACCTTAAAATTTTCATTGGCATAACCTCTAACATATAAAGTACCTTTTTGATAGATGTTATTATCTATTTTTATGTAGCTATCTCCAAATGCTTCACTTTGTGCACCTTCTGTATTGATATTGCTAAAAGCTAATTGATTCTTTGCAGTAATCGGGATTGAAAACTCTACGGATTTTATACCTGTACGTGCTTGTAAACTCTCTACCTTAGTTAATCCACCACTTACAATAAAGTTTTGTAAAACCTTATCGTTAATGTCTAAGTCTATTCCTTTGTAGTTAATCATATAAAAGCTAATGGTTTTTGTGAGTTCTTATATTTAAAATTAAATTTGATACCTCTTGAACCGTCCACTAAAGTATAAACACCATCAAATAAATTAACAAAGCATTGATTAGCTTCATTATTGTTTATTATTATGCATATATGCCATTGACTATTGATGAAATCACGCAACTCCTCCTTGTGTGCTTGGCTAAAATATTGACTTCTTACTTCAAATTCTTGTGAAAATTCTTGATTAATTTTTAAAGTGTTAGCACTCGTATTAAAGAAGCTTGGAAAAGTTAATTCAGGTACGTATCCACTCATAAATTCATCTGACTTTGTGCTTGCTTTTTCGTTTAAATAAGTTTGGAAAATGATATTTTCAAGGCATCCGTATCTATTTTTAAATACAAATTCAATAGTGTTACATAGATTATTAACATGGTAGTATGTACAATTTGTATTAGTGCCACTTTCACGAACTCTAAAACTTTCAAAAGTTGCTAAAGTTCCACCTCCAGACTTTACAAATTCAGATATAATAAAGTCTTTATTTAAAGGTACTCTAATTAATTTATTTAAGTATGTAGTTAAATCGAGTACTCCTGTTTCAAATATTGTGCTCCCATTGTTTGGTTCGCTTACTTGGTAAGTGTCCACAATTAAACTTTCCTTTGTTACAAATAAGCTAACCCCATCAACTATACCTTGAATTTTTTTACAAAAGTTTTTAGGATTTGTTATATTTAAATCACTTGCATACAATAAGTTTTTATAGTCTATTGGATAGCGTGCGCTTTGTTCTTCATTTGTATCATTAACCCTATTATCTAAAAAAGAAAAAGCATAAAACTCATTACTTGTTAATGGGCTTAATGCGTTAATTGTATCACTTACAACAACTTCAAATTTTCCATATAAATCTGTTAATTCAGTTATTGCTGAACTATCAAGGCCTTGCATACTTCTTACATCAAAAATACTTTTAAGATAATTTGAAGCGTCAAAAAAATACTCATTGTTTATGTTTGGTGCTTTATATGGTGGTACGTTTGGAATACTTGCGCCTGCACTTGTCTTAATTTCAAATGTTAAGTATGTAGGATTGTTGGTAGTTTCAGTCGCAACAAAATTTACTTGCAAGTAACCTGAGTAATATCCATTGTTTGTTGGCTGTGTTGTTAGTGCTATTGCCATGATTTTATATTTGTATCTACATAATTCTTTACCATTTCATCAATGGCGTTCTTGTTTTCATTTAATACCTTTGGTGTAATATCTAATCCATTGCTATCTTTTGGTGCGCCATTCTCATATATCTTTCTTTGTATAACCGTTGCACTCGGAAAGCTGCCACCTATTCGGGCTTTCTTATCACTTATCCATTTTTCTAACTTAGTAAGGCTTACTAAAGTTCCTGCGGGTGTTCCTTTGTCTATATTCTCCCAATAATCAACACCTTTAACTATTATTCGGGTTATAGTGCTTTCTTCACGTAACGATAATACGGCTTCTCCACTTGCTTGACGCTTGTGAAAGTCCATTTTTTCTTTCGTTTTTCTAATTAAAAAGTCTGCTATCCTACCCATAAACGCAAAAGTAAATAAAAATAATTATAATTTTCAAGTTTTTTCTTGTGCTTTTCGGCTTTCTATAAAACTCATTACATCTTCTAAAGGAGTGTTTAACACTTGGTCGAATGCGTTTCTACTCATTTGGGGGTTCGTGAAAACACCTGTGGTCGCAACGTCTGCAAATAAAGGGTAGTAACCCATGCGTTCAAGGTACTCATTCCTTTTTCCAACTCCGCCACTACTGCTGAATGTCGCTGCATACTTTCCCCCCATTTCATCATAAAATTGAGCAAAAAAAAACTGCAAGCGTGTATAACATCCATTCGTGCGTGTTCTTTTAGCCATGCTATTCTGTCTTCAATAGCTTGCAAATCTTGATAATACTCGCCATCTCTAAGATAAACCGCTGCAATTAAGATACCTTTATCAATTTCGCTTGATTGCTCTATTTGTTTAAGTAGATCGGTGCAATCCATGAAGTCACCGGCCGTTCCTTTTTCAAAAGTTCTAATCGAAAACTTACGCCCTTTAATTTCAAATGTTTCTTTAGGTCGTTCACGTTCCAAGAATGCAAATTGAGTAACAAAAAGATTATTTATTTTATCCCATTCAACCATGATTAACTCCTCATAAGTAATCCCTTTGCTTAAAGCTGCAATTACCCTACAAATACTTTCAATGCTTTTTCTTTGTGCGTCTAATGTATTACCTGCTTCAAAATCTTTCATTGCTTCTGCTGCTAATTGAATGTATGGATACGCTTCATTCCATTGATTGTATGTAATGTCGTATCGTCCTGTAGGTATTAAAAACTCTTTTTGAGTTATGCCGTTTGCTTTAAAGCTAAATCTATTCATATAAAAACTTGGTTTTTAGGTTTTCTATAAGTTACAATGTAATAACCTGCTGCATCGTTTAAATGGTCAAATCCACTTACCTTGTCTGGTATGCCGTTTTTATCGTACGCTTGTTGTTCTAATGATTGTGAATATTCGGGACAAGTGTGTTTATTAACTTTATATCCTTTTCTAAACATCATATTCATTGTGTTTATTCTGTCTTTTATTGCTGGATTAGTCCTATCAACGTGCAATCCAAATCCAAACCTTTTAATTATATCGTGGTCGGTTTCGCTGCTGCTTGATTTTCTACTCTGTCCAGTTGCATCGGGATAAACTACTATTTTATTGCTCGGATAACGCTCTTTTATCAAAGCACACATTTGCTCGGTATTATAAGCCTTTGTTATTTCGGCAACGGCTAAAGGTTCGTTATTATCTACAACGTGAACAACGGCAGCCATATTAGTGACATTAAAGTCCATACCTATAAAAAGTATGTCCTTATCATTTGCCGTTCGGTCCGTATGGTTTACATTCCTATCGTAATCAATATAAACACTTCCGCTTGTTAAGTTCACAAACTCGCCATCTAAATACGCCCTTAATTGGTTTTCATTGTATTGCTCTGTTAAACTTGCAATGTAATCTGTACTAATAAAAGGATTGTTTTTTGTTGTGGCTTGGATTAACTTTTTATTTTCGCTTGCATTAACTACAAAGAAATCATAAAGAAATCTAAATCCCTCTGGAGTGCTTACAAAGTCGGTAGCGTTATTGTTACCTTGAAATTTTACGGAGTTCCTTGCTAAAATCTTAATCATTACTTCCTGCATCTTTGCCTTAGGTAGCACATCCGCTTCATCTACTAAACTATACCCTACTTCATAGCCTATTATTAAATCGGGATTATCCATTGACCTTAAAATTATCCTACCATAAGGAGTGTGTATGTCTTTATCGCTCTTATTAATAATGAAAGGGATTTCTTGTTGTGTTAAAATGTCTGCAAACTTAGGAAAGGCAATATCTTTTATAAGTGGGTATGTAGGTAAGTAATAAGCTACATCAACTTTAGGCATGGCTAACTTCTTTGTGATTGTCTTAATTACGCCTGCTTGACTTTTGCCACTTCTAAAGCCACCTACTAAGCCTGTATGCCTTGATTGGCTTTTAATAAACTCTGCTTGATGCCTTAGTATTTCAATCATTCAATAATTTTGAACTCTAAAGGTGTTATGTTAGTAGTTGTTTGTTCAACATAACTTTGGTTCAATTTTCTATGCTCTTCACTATCTGCAAGTAACCTCATTGCTGCAACTTGCAATGTAGGATTGTCTCCAGCAATCCACTTATTAAGCATATAATTTTTAGCCGTTACTCTATTTTGCTCAATAGCACCCTTTATAGTGTGCATTTCGTGCAAATCATATTCGTATGCCGTTCTTCTTGAAAAGCTTGTAAACCCAAAGCAATGGTCAAAGAAAGCTATTTTTTTTTCTTTAATTACTTTTAAAAGGTCTGCTTCGTATTGTGCTTGTTTTTTCGTGTCCATTCTTATAAGTTTAATTGTATTGCAAAACTTGTACCTCTATGCTTTGCTTCTTTTATCATTCCTGGATACATTTTAATTAATTTTTTTCACTGCATCTTTTTCTTTTGCAATTCTATTACTATCCCTGCACCCACCCCTTAATTGTGTATGCTCATGTTGCATAAAAATAATATTTGAACGCACTATTATTCCTCTTTCTGTAAAATGCCTTAAAGTTAATTCATAATCTTCTTTAACCTCAAAAGTTTCATCAAAATAATAAGAACCACTATTTATCATACCCATGCAACTACCTAAACAAACTCCATTGAATAAGAAAGGATTGTAAGCATAGTTTGTTAGGTTATTTCCTACTGTAAAAAGTCCAAATATTTTAGAATTGCTTTGCTCCGATATTTCAAAAAGTTTTTCTATTTCTCTAATATAAACACTTTCTTCTTTTACTCTCTTTACTTTGTATTTTTCGTCTGTTCTTTCTACAAAGCCACCATATTCAAAATCATCATCTAAAAAGAAAATATTGCAATCGTTATTTTTTAATATCCAATTTCTAGTTGCTGTAATACCTTTTAATTCAATAGGTATTCCTACTATTTTATTTTTATAAATAGAATATTGTTTGACTTCGTTTTCAGGAACGTAAATAACCGCACTTTTAAATATTTCGTTTGAAGTAATTAAACCCGCCCGCCCCTTACTTGGTATTGCTATCTGAAAGTTCATTTAGTACTCTTTCTTTAAATGTTTTTAAATCAAAAACTCTTTCTATTCCTGTTCCTACTTTGTCGCTTGAACTACCTATTTTACAACCACCTTGACGGACTAATCCACACTTAAAAATACTTTGTAATTCTTGCCATTCCTCACTATCTTCATCTGCCATAATTAAAATATATTCTTTCTTTGGAATTACTTGAAGGGATTTAGGTATTTTTATTTCATCTCCCTCTTCAGAATTATCAATTTCTTTTTCAATAGGCAAATCTAAACCCCAATCTTCTAATTCTTTAACATCCCATTCATTCTGCAATAAATCCCAATCCCACTCTCCCCCGCTTGTATTGTCTTTAATTAAAAATTCACGTTCTTGTTCCTCTGTTAGATTATCTGCTATAATTATAGGTACTTCTTTTATCCCTAATTCTTTGCAAGCCTTATATCTCATATTTCCGCCCAATATAATCATGTCTTTGTTTACAACAATAGGTCGTAAGTCTAACATCTCTGGAAAGTCCTTAATAGACTGAACCAACTTTTTAAACTTATCGTCTTTGATAAGTCTTGGGTTTTTTGGGTTTAGTTTAATATCTTTTAAATTCGCTTTCATTGCTATCTAATTAAATCAAAGGTATTGAATTTTTTACCAATTTGCAAAGTATCAGCTATTTCAGTAGGCACAAAGTAAGTTTTTTCTTTGCCTTTACTTGTTAGAATAGTTACTTCATATTCGTTTGGTGTTGTGTAGTTTGTTACCTTTTGAATAGTTTGTCCGTTATACTGCGTAAAACTCGGTACTTCAATAGTAGTAATTGGTTTTTGTGTTTTGCTTATTACTATTCCACTTGTGCATGAAGATAAAAATAGTAATGTTATAAGTGTTAATGTTTTCATTGTTTTACAAATTTAGTTATTTTTTTTGAATTTTATCTCTTAATTCTGCTGCTCTTTTGTAGTCTTCGTTTTCGAGTGCTTGGTTAAGTTGTTCTTGTAATGGAATTTGACTATTTTTTATTCTATCTAAACTTTCACTTAACTTATTCATCCACTTATTAAATTCATCTTGGTTAAATTGGATTCCTATGATATTACTATTAATTTCAAATGCTCTAACTTTCTTTCCTATTAATTCTTGATTGTTCATTTTCTTTTGTTTTTGGTTTATCAAAGATAATATTTTTTGATTAGTTTTTTACTCTTTTATTGTTAATTCTTCGTTTGTTAAAGCAAAGTAAAGGTTTTGAAGTTGGTTAAAATGTGTTTTTTAATTGTTTTTCTTTTTCCAGTAGCGGCTCTACTAATACTTGTTATGTGACACCCAAGATAGATTGCTGCATCACTATAATTTGTAAATTCTTTTTTTAATTGCCCAAACTTATCCCACAAATAAACTTTCTTTGTTAAATTTTTATTATGTGAATTTTTGTGATGCTTTTTACCATTTACACCCTTAATCATATTTTCGCCCCATGTTATTAATTGCATGTTACTAAACTCATAAATACCATAATCGTCTACTCTATCAATACTTGGTTTTTTATACTTATTGCATCCGCTATTTAAATATTTTTCCCACTTTTCTTTCAATCCATTTTTAAAAAGCCAATCAGCCAATTCTATTTTTGTGTATTTTGGTTCTTCATCACCTCTTCTTTTAGATTTATATCTTGTTGATGAATATGCTTGTGTAATGTAATTATTTATGTTCATAAAATATTAAATTTTAAAAACACTAAGATAGCCATTTTTTATTTAAATTCAATTTCTTTTTTAAATTTATTTTTGTAAAAATAGTAATTTTGTAATGTATGGACATGCTTCACCCATTTTGGTATTTTAAAGTCTTTAGGTGACTTTAAAAGCCATTCTTCGGTTAGCTCTATGGGTTCAAATTGGTAACTTGGTTCATATAAAAACTTTATCCCATTTCCAAAGCCTACGCTTGATTCAATAATATAATTTACTTCAATTATTGCATTTTGATATTTTACAAAATTTCCAATTCTTAATTCAGTTACTTTCATTTTCTTAGTTTTTAATGGTTAAAATGGGTCGTCTTCAAATATGTCGCTTTTAGGTATGCTATTTTCTACTTGCTCACTACTTGGTGTGCTATCTTTAGCCTAACTTAACAACTCAATCTTTTCAGCTTTAATAATTGTTTTGTATTGAGTAACGCCATCTTTGTCCCATTTCTCGGTTTTAATTTGACCTTGAACAGATACCAAAGTTCCTTTTGTTAGATACTCTGCAATTTTAGTTGATTTTTGAAAGCGTTTAATAGTGTGCCATTCGGTTTGTTCTACTTTTTCGCCCGCTTTGTTTGTGAAGCTTTCACTTGTTGCAAGCGTGAACGTTATTACATTCATTTCTGCGCTTACGTTATTGTATTCGGCATCTTTGCCTACTCTTCCTACTAATTGTGCGTTATTCATTGTATAAAGTTAATGTTTTTTAGTTAAATTTTATAGTAATCTTCTAAGTATTTTAGCGTGCTTTCTTTGTTTGAACCTCGATAAATCCCCCCATTGTGCATACGTACAATGTCGCTTTCATTTGCTTCAACTCCGCATTTTTCTAAGTGCATTTCAGCACCTAACCTTAGTAAATTTTCAGTAATCAACTTTGCAATTTCGGGGTTAAAGCAATCCTGGTGCGTGTATGTTGTGTTAAATTGTTCATTGTGTTCACGTACTGCTATTGCGTGAATTTGAAGTATTCCAAAAGCTAACCCATTATCCCCTATTGTGTCGGGATTGTTTTGGCTTTCCTTAATGCAGAGTTTAGCTACTATATCTTTGTAATTGATAGTATCTTCAATTATTGGCGTTTTTGGCTCTTTTTTTGGCGTGTGCTGCTTCATTTCATCTCTTACCATGTCTTTACATGTTATCATACCTAAATTAAACCCTAAGACAAATCCTAAGAATGTAAAAGCTATTGCAAAGAATATTCTTGATAGCAAGCTTGTTTTTTTAAATTTTCTCATTATTTTGTGTTTTTAATACATACACTACTTGTTTTGTTGTATATGTCGGATATATTGAGACATAGCGAATAGTTATAAGCAAGCACTACATTTCGTTTCCAAATAGAGTTTGCGTTTCAAATTTTTTATTAAAATCTCACACCCTCTTTAAAATAATATCGTAATACTTTTGTTCTTTTTCCATTACTATAAATTGGCGGTTTGTATTCAAACAAGCTATTGCGGTTGTTCCGCTTCCTGCTGTGTTATCCAATACTAAATCATTTTCATTTGTATAAGTTTTAATCAGGTATTCAAATAATGCAATAGGTTTCTGTGTTGGGTGATAGTATTCTGTAT